GATAAGATCAAATACATGATATTAGAACAATGTACTACAGAGAATCAACATGATCGTGAAGAGTATTGGATCAATAATTTAAAATGTGTTAATATTTCAAAGAAGAAATCTTAAAATATAATCTATAGCAGATGCTCCCGAACACTCAAGAAGGTCTAAAATATCTGGATGGTATATTCTTTGAAGCAAGATCCAAAACTCTTAAGAATACTATATCATGGTATGATGCACAACGGAATCCAGAAATGATGCAGAAATTACAGAAAATATCTGAAAGGTTAAACAATACACCTTATCAAGCCTTCCAGCTATGGTATGGGACTGTGAATCAATTCAAACCCTCAGTAGCAAAATATATTTATGACAGATATTCTCCAAAGTCTGTTATAGATTTTTCTGCTGGTTGGGGAGGACGTTGTTTAGGAGCAATTCATAAAAAAATCCCTTATGTAGGGATTGATACGAACACAGATTTAAAAGTATGCTATGAAGAACTTAAAGAGAATAATCCAGACGCAGACTTTAAGATTCATTATCAACCAGCAGAAACATTTGATTTTTCAACGGTTAATTATGATATGATTTTCACAAGTCCTCCGTATTTTACATTAGAAAAATACCAGAATATGCCTGAATATGCATCTAAATCTGACTTTTTAGAAAGATTCTTTTATCCAGTTATTAGATCATCATGGGAATCTCTTATGCAAGGAGGGCATCTTGTGCTAAATATGCCTGAAGAGATGTATCTGTCTATTAAAGACTTACCGCCTGTTAAAGAGATTCTAAAGATGCCTATAGCGTCCAGATTTTCAAAGTTTTCTAAAGAGAAACGACATGAATGCATTTATGTCTGGCAGAAATTATAATGAGTAATTCCTAATGTAATTCTTAGGATACTTTAAAAACATTTCTTCTCCTTTCTTAATAGGTTTTAGTGTATAGATTCCTCGTTGTTTAAGGAAACAATTTGGATCATTAGATTCGTTCATGTAATGAGATATATTAAAATTATTTTTACCTGAAATAATTTTATTAATACGACGCATTGAATAAGTACATGATATATCATCTCCGTATTTCTGTTTAAAATCTTTTAAAGTCATTTCTTCTCCTATGTAATCTGCGAGTCTGTATCCAGCAGGAATATCCTGCATAGCAAATACTCCTAAACGAGAAATGGGTGAGCGACTAATTCTGTACATCTACTATAGAATGGCTTGTTTTATTAATGAACAGAACGTAGTCCAAGGAGAAAATCCTGTTAAAGTATATATAAGAAGCCGTGGTAAGACAGTAGCAAAATATCAAAGTAATGTACCTGTTAGACATTCTATAGTAAATCGTGCGTTCAATAGTCTTAGTCCTGCTTTGCAACTAATTATTTTACGGCGTAAGGCAAACAAAGATATGCGTAAAGGAGTAGCAGATTTTGTCCAGCAACGACAAGCCCGTCAAGAAGCAAGAGAAGCACGGCAGAAGAAACGAGAAGATCAAGAACAGAAACACGAAACAGTAGATGAAGCGAGTGAAATTGCTATACGTAAAAGAGTAGCAGATTTTGTCCAGCAACGACAAGACCGTGAAAAAGCAAGAAAAGCACGAAAAAAATGAATAATATTCTACTATAGAAATGGCTATTCCCATGAACAAAGCACTATACGAAAAAGTCAAGAAATTAGCAGATTCTGTTTATGATAAACCTTCTGCATATAAGAGTGGGTTTATTGTTAAGAAGTACAAAGAACTCGGTGGAACATATAAAGATTCTGGAGAACCTAAAGGGCTAAAAAACTGGTTTCTGGCTAAATGGCGTGATGTAGGCGATAAAGAGTATCCAGTATTTCGCCCTACCCGTCGGATCAATAAGGATACACCACTTACTCTGTCAGAAATTGATCCAAAGAACTTAAAGAAACAGATTGCTCTAAAACAGATTATTAGAGGTACGAGGAATTTACCGCCATTTGAGCCAAAGCGTCAGGTAGTACCCTGAGGGTGTTTCTTATACGGCAAAATATATTAAATAAGTATTAATAATATTCATTTAATGTATTAGTAGTTTGAAATTAATAATTCACACACAGTTTTATTTCTTTTAATTGTTATAGTGTATGTAGTTGATATTTTAGATACATGGAACACATTAAATAATTTACGTGTAGTCTGACTATTATTTAGAGACATTAAAAACTTACCCTTTATGTTTAGAAGAATATTTCTTAATTCCTCTAAATTAATATCTTCATATTCACTGGTACTTTTACTACTACCTTCATAAGGCGGATCTAAATAGAAAAATGTATTCGGCGAATCATATTCTGCGATTACCTTTGCATAGTCCTTATTAAGAATTGTAGTATGTTTTAGTCTTTCTGCTTGTTCGCTAAAATCCATATCAATAGTTCTTATTTTACCTTCTGTGGTTCTAAATACTGTACTCGCTCCAAGAAATGATAAACGTGTTAATAGAAAAAACCGTACTAATCTACCCATATCTGTCGTAGGTTTAAAGGCTTTTATTTCATTAAAATCCTTCTGATTATACTCACCATTTATACGGTTTTCAAAAGCAACATGATTATTCTTAACTGTTTTTAAAAGCAGATAAATATTCTTATCTAAATCATTTATGACTTCTTTATGACTTGGTTCTTTATTAAAGAAAATAGATCCACCGCCAATAAATGGCTCTACATACGTGTAGTTTTCATAATTATCTGGAAACTTAGGAATAATTTTTTTGTATAATTTGTATTTTCCACCTTGTCGTCCTAATATAGGTAGTTTTCCACCTTCCATTTATTTATAGTAGATATTATTTATGATTCTTGATATATTTGTTGATGTATTTAAGTTGTTTAATCATATATTCATTACGAATAGATTTACTATTGTTAATTTCTTCTGCATCTTTAATAAATTCAATAAATCTACTCACTACTTCTCTCACACTTAGACCTTCTTGCTTTGCGTTAGGGTTTCCTTTTTTTAATCTCTCCATAACAACACTGATATTATCCATATATGTAGCATTATATCTGCATATATCATACGAAGGATCTACTACTATTTCTTCTTCTATCTCTACAACCATGTGACACGTTAAAACCAGACGTTTTTCCTCTTCTATAAAATGTTCTGAGAAGACTGCTTTTACTTTTGCGTTTAATCCTCTTGATTTGAGAAAATCTCTTAAGAGTATTGAGTTTGAAACACACTGGTTTCTAATATTATGCTCCTTCTGAAAGTCAAGCATCTTGTCTATAAAGATATTAGTATCCATCTTAGATTTGTCTTAAACTGTATGATTTTTTGCAATCAATTTTTATTCTATCAATTTTTATTTTAAATTAATCATCATCAGCACATAACCATATACAACGTTCAGTCATCATTACTCCTGGATAATTCTTAAAATAGACAGCCCAACGTGTCCGCATTTTTCTTAGTTTTTTATTAACATCCTTATCTAATCCGAGATAATCACATAACAAACGTTTCATACCAACTCCAGAGCCACTATTGGGAAACCAAATAACAGAATGTGCCTCATTAAGGACTCGGCGTGTGTCCTTACCAGCAGTGGGTAGGTGATTGCTAATAAAAACAGAACTCTTTGTGTGTCTGCCTGTTTCTAAAAGAGCATTAAGTAATTGATATACAGCATCACGGTGTTTTTTATCTGAAATAACATCTATGTCATCAAATATAACCATTGAATCCTTAAAATCCTCCACAGATAAAGGGTCAGAAATCATTCTGTCATCAATACAAATACGTTTTGGACTACATGCATCCAGACTCTCATCTTCTTTCAATGCACTAAAGACATAAATTTCATTATCTGGAAATACCTTCTTATACTGCTTACAATATTTTGATATGTACGTACTCTTACCAGATCCAGAAGCTCCTGTAATATACATAATCTGACGCTCGGTGTGTTTGTCTGGAATCTGTTGTAATTTCTGATCTGTTAATTCTAACCGTCGGAACTCTGTGGCAAGATCATCATCATCTGATACAGATATCTGTTTATGTTTATTCTTACCTGCACCTTCAATGATACATAGTGGTTTGCCTATCTTATCATAGGTAAGGCTCATTTACTATTAGAATATTTTTTAAATAAAGCACGTAGAGTATCGTTTGGGTGTTTATCTGCGTTTAGAACCAACCATTTGTGGAACTTTGCTATAATAGGCTTAGCTCCGCCTATTTTCTGCATTTCTTGCATTAGCATTTCTTTAGGAGGATGTCTGGGTGAAGGATACAACTGACCTCCTCTGTATTTGGCTTCTGGCAACATTCCAAAAATTGGATTTACCTTACGTAGTAAATTAAATGCATGGCGATTTACAAACTCCTTAATAGCATCCCATAACCCTGATCCAGACATTCCTGATCCAATGAGTGTATCCAGTTCCTTTTCACGTTCTTCGGGCATATCATTAGGTACAGCTCCACCGAGTTTTCTAAGACCTTCTTTTACATACATTACATCTTTCTTGCCTAATCCAACTGCTCGTTTAATCTGTCCTGTAGCATCAGTCATTTGTCGTGCATAACTCTCTCCCACAGCTGGGATTGTTTTTACAAAGAAGTTCTTAATGTCATCAAAGAAACCAGCACCTTTCAAATTAGACTTAGGAAAAAAATGATTAAGTCCAGCTGATGCGAATCTTTCTAATCCTGATTTTACCTGATCCTTTGGGATTTTTTTGTATAAATCCTCAGCTAAAGCGAACATTGTAGTATCCCGTTTTAAGTCTTCAGGTTTCCCATATCCGAGAGCAGATAATCCTGCTACACCTGCTAATCCCATAGGAGTTCCTGACATAGCCATGAGTGGTTTAAGAATATATTTTGCACCTGGTTCAAAAACCATATTGAAACCACGTTTGAAATCGTCCCAGAAACCTTTGCCTTTTAATCGCTTAATACCCTTGAACTCACGGTAGAGTTTCTTCAGCATAGCATCACCTGGCTTTTTCTTTAAGCCCTTTGTTTGTAAGAAAGCCATGAACTTCTCCATATCATTATTCCCAAATCCGATCTGATACATTCCTTCTGATGAGGAATAGGGCAGAGGCATTCCAGGAGGTGTGTATCCACCCTTTTTCTCACCTTGTCCTGTTAGTTTATTAAAAGTACCCGCTAAATCTGTTGTACCCTGTGCAAATTTCTTTACATAGTCTGGAAGTTCAGCAACCATATCCTCTACATCCTGAAAAATAAATGCTGACGCATTATCGTCGTAGAGTCCTTGTCCCCTAAGTAAGTAAGATAAAAAATTCTGGCAATTGTTTCCGCCCAGCGCAGAGTAAGTGAAGAAGGTCTTATCACCAGCATCAGCCCTTGCCTTCTCCATCATTTGATTTAAAGTAAATGATTTGCCTTGTAAAGGGACTTCTTGCGATTCAACGCCCTCGCCAGTAGGAGCTCCCTTAGTAATTGAAATAACTTCGTTCTTTTCAATATTTAATTGTTCTCCCTTAACAGTACAGATCAAGCTTAAATGAAAGAACTTATCAATACCATATTTCTTCTGCAATTGATTCCATTTACCCAATGATACAGCATTAAGAACTATTGGTAAATAATCTGACAGAGGTTTCTTGTAAAGAACCATCTTGGTAATAATCCCATCACCATATTGTTTAAGCATCCGTGTAGTAGCATTATTATATGAGTCCATACGTGGCGTAAATACTTGTTTTACCTTATCCACAACATCTCCTGCTTTTTCTTTGATATAATCATAGCCTTTCTTAAAATAGTCCAGTACGCCTTTGCCTTCCAAACGGGCAAATTCTGGTTTTAACTCACCAAATACCAATGTGATGTCTTTGTTGATTTTTTTACTGCGAAAATCATTGAACTTAGTCTTAGGAATATTTCTAAATCTGTATGTGTTTTTAGTCTGCGTCATTTTTAGCTTTTTCTTTTTTGTAATATTTAACGCATGATCCATCGCTTCATCGGGAGTCATAGATTTTTTAATAATCACAGAAGAAATCGCATAAGGCTTGTCCATTTATTAAGTAGTAGATTTTAATTTTTTCTGCATTTCTCTATATTTTTTATGATATTCTTTACGTGCTTCTTTGTTTGCTTCTTTATTTTTTTGATAATATTCTTTATTGTATTCTTTTTTATATTCTTTATTTTTTTCGTTGTATTCTTTATTGTATTCTTTAATTTCTTCTTTATTTTTTTGATAGTATTCTTTGTTTGCTTCTTTATTTTTTTTATAGTATTCTTTCTTGTATTCTTTAATTTCTTCTTTATTTTTTTGATAGTATTCTTTTTTTGCACCTTCTGATCTTACAGGATTACACTTATTAATACATGGATTATTAATAATCCACCAGACTTCACGTGCTAATAATTCTTCAACATTATTACATTTAACTTCTTCTACTAATTCAATTAATGCATCTTCATAACAAATAATAAGTTTAGACATACAATTACGTTGATGTTTATGATCTGTAAATCTCTTACGTAATAATTGAATAGTACTTCCATAGTAAGGATCAATTTCAGGATGACTTGGACTATAGATTTTATATATTTTTCCATTTTGATAATTAATTAATTTTCCTGATGGAATATTTATATTCACACATTTATTTGTTTTAATAATCTCTGCTTCTCGTTTCTCTAATTCTGATTTATTAGCACACGGATAATTCTCAACTAAAACAATAATCGCATCTTCATAGCATAAAATTAATTTTGAATTATAATTTTCACGTGTATCTGCTCTGTAATGAGCACGGTGTCCAGACATTCTGGCTGATAAGGTCTGTGTTGTACTCCCATAATAAGGAGGAACTTCTGGATGACTTGGAGATACAATCTGATAAATCTTACTCTTCTGATAATCAGGCATTATGTTTTAATTCTGTGTTTTTTTATTCTATGTTTATAAAGTGGCGATTCTTTAAGTCTGTATTAAAATCTCTGTATATAGTAAAATGCCTAAGGCAAAAATACAGCCGTCCGAAGAACTTAAAGACATTATTGCTGATCCATTGGACGATTTAGAGATACGACATTATTTACCACATGCAAAAATAATTACATATAATGAACTTAGTCGCTATAAAAGCATTAATCAATTACTTCCTGGAGAAACTGATTATGTTATTATATTATATCAGGACTCACCCAACCAAGGGCATTGGGTATGTTTATCCCGTTATGCTAAGGGGAAGACTGGCACCATTGAATTTTACGATCCTTATTCAGGAAAACCAGACAGCCAATTGGACTGGATTAATATGCAACAACGACAAAAACTGGGACAAGGGCGTAAATTACTTACTCCATTGCTTAATTGTTGTACTCAGAAAGTTATATATAATCCTATTAAATATCAGAAAGAAAGTCCTCAAATTAATAATTGTGGCAGACATGTTGTATATAGAATATTATGTATGTTGAAAGGTATGGATTTGGATCAATATTATAAACATATAATGGATTTGATTAAGCAGACAGGCTTAGATGCTGATGGTGTTGTTAGTTCGCAGATTGATATAGTTTAATAATCAAAGCATCCAAACTCTGCGACAATATCTGCAATTACTTTAATCATAGGGTCATTTTTTTTATATGCTTTACATAGATTCTCATCATCAGTATAAGGTAAGCGTCCCACTTTACCAACTGCTTTGTATTCTTCATCTTCACTAAGGAATACTCTCTGTGCGACCGCATTGACATAGGCGTGAAAATGCTTACGAAAACGGATTCCTTTCTGCTTTCCAATGATAGAAGCATCCAGAATTGCTTTATGCTTTTCAATTACTGCAATACGCTTCAAACGACGCTCAGGGAGTTGCTTGATTTGTTCTTCTTCCCATTCTTGTCGTTGTTTCTCTTCGTCTTCCTTGAAAATACGTTCTGCACGTTGTTCAGGAGTCTCTTGAGCCATTTATACCAATATTCTGTAGGTTCTTTGATATATATATAACAAAAAATACATATCAATTTTTATTTTTGCGTATATATTTTTCATTTTCTCCTTATATTCTTTTTATTTTCTTACTCCAGTGTAGTTCTTCTCTTCTTCAATAGTCTGATATATCACGTGAAGATCAAGATCATTGTCATCATTAGACAGAATATCAATTAGTTTTTCTTTAGGAGCATTAGCCATAAAAGTCATTGTGCAATCTGGAATAGGAATGAATACTCCATCGGATATTTCCAATTCATCGTTATGTATTTTAATATCCGCAATATGGTATTCTTTCTTCCATAATATAAGAGCATAAGTCATGTCCATGCGTGTTTCACCACGGCATTTGTAAGCAATAAGTTTTTTAGAGTTAAGATTGCATCTAAAGCAGTCATAAAGATGTTTCATTGAATATTTTTTTAATCGTTGCGTGTATTCTTCATAAGGGTAATGTACCGCTTGATCGCAATTCTCATAAAATGCGAAAGGTTTTCCTAATTGCCCATTACCATGAGTTGGTTTTGCTAATGTGTCCCACCAGAAGTCGGTAGAACTCTGCCCTACGCCTTCTTTAAATGTTTCAAAGTCCATATTGACATTATATGATTCTTCACCTTCCTCCTTAAAGCATCCATCCACTTGTTCTTTAAAATCCAGAAATAAAGCCATTAAATGGTGTGTGAGGTCTTTGTCTTGATCTTTGAAAGGGAAATCCATAGCCATTTGATAAACTTCTGCTTCCTTAGCATAAATGTATGTTTCATTAATAAGGTCTTGAGCCATTTAGGTTGTGCTTACTTGGTTATAAGCTGACCATGACCTATGTGAAAATAACGTTTCAATTTTTATTTATTTTGCATTTTTTCACTTCTGTCCCTTATACAATAAAAAAGGAGTTTCTTCCTTTCAAAAGTGTCCCGCCACTTTTTTATTTTTATTTGTTTATGTATCTATTGTAATCCGCATCCTTCCGTCAAGAAGCCAATAATTTGGTTGTGTGTAAGAGTAGGATCATCAATATCTCCCATACCAATATTAGAGGTCTTGTCTCCACGCTTTAGAAGGATTTTTAGTTCTTTGTATTGACAGAAAGATAATTCTTTGATTATGTCCATTAGGGCAATTGCTTTTAATTCAAGTCTAAGCTGATTAATTACCAAAGTTGGAGTCTTGTTATAGCGACCAATGGTGAATGATTTTCCATTAATGTCGCTATTCGCAATGTTTTCATCGGCTACTACCCATATATTTTTTCCATTCACCGTTCCAGCGAGTTGCATGTCATTTTTATTGACTTGAACCTTACGAGCACGAGACATTGTTGAGTTGTGAGAGTTGTGAGTGCTTACTTGGTTATAAGCTGACCATGACCTGTGTGAAAATAACGTTTCAATTTTTTTTTATTTTGCATTTTTTCACTTCTGTCCCTTAGATTACGGAGATTTCAATTTTTTTCTCATTCTACTCCTTAGATTAGGGAGAAAAATAAGAAAAATGACAAAAAAATAAAAATTGAAACGATATTTTTATACAGGTCATGGTCAGATACAAAGGAACAACTCAACAATGCAACCCTCGCAATTTGACTACGAGATTGAATTAATTATCCACAACGTAATTGAAACTATAGATACTGAAGAGTATATGTGTGATGACGTATTCAATGATAAGTTCAACGATGAAGTCCATTCTGAAATTGATTATTATATATCCAACATTTCCGAAGAAGAATTAGAAGATATAATTGAGATCAATGGAGGATTTATTAAATCAATTAAAGACTATGCTAATGAGTTCGGAGGATTAAATGAATTATTTGAAGCAGACGACATCAAAATTAAACGGCAACTTGCTTACATTATTGTAAAACAACGTATTGATAATGCAGATCCTCATGCTACATACGTACATTACGTTTTAATCCAGGGAAGAATTCAATTCCTATCCTCTAAATAGAATTAGATCAAGACTCTGAGAGTGAAAAAGATGAATAAATCCCCTATAATCCGAGAAAAAATAAAAAACCATAAATATATCTTATTTTTTAATGTAGTCCTTCTGCATTTCTACTGAATGACTCATTGCCTTAGAATCCTCTTTCATTTCCTCTGTAATATTACCATATTTTGAGGTCAAATATGAATGTCGCAACATGGATGACCCAACCGCTTTTCCAAAGATTCTATTCAATACCCTTGTAATAGCATTGATCTGACTAAGAGGCTTTCCATCATGATACACTAAGAAAGGAACATTTGTAGCTTTAGTTATTTTTCCCTTGACTAATGGATGATATTTCAAATATTTCTGGATTATTGCGAACAACTCAGGAGGAATATCTTCTTTGACTTGCCCCTCTTTACGTGCTGTTTTGAATACATTAAATACAAATTGCTTCTTATCATAGTCCAAATAATTCAGAGTATCTGGTTGCCCTGTAATAGTCTTAACGAGATTCATTTTCTGATACTCATTTCTACGAGGGGCTTTATAATAGTACAAAGCCAGAATAATCTCCTGTAATAATATATCATACTGATGAGCATTTATTTCTTTGCCAAAACTATTTACCTTGTCTTCAAGGTCTTTCATTTTAGTGCCTACTTCGTCCCAAGTGATCCAGTTTTTCTGTTGTGTTTCTGTCTTCTGACCAGACGCTTCAACCGCCTTTAGTTCTTTATTTTTATCCATCATAAGTTTGTAGTATGTATCATATAGTTTCTTATGTTTTTTATCCAATGACAGAGCAGATACAATTGATATTAAAAATCCACGTTTAGTATTCTCTTTATATTTCTGTAATTTCTCCGTAATCTTCTCAACGTCTTTTAAGAAAGACAGATTTTTCAATGGAGTATCACTTAGTTTCTCCAGATTTCTAACATATAGTTTAATTGATGATGGTGCTAAACCCTTTTCAGTCAAATCAGTAATCAATTGATTTTTATAAGATGTTTCCATTTATTATTATTAGATATTTTATTTTCTTTAGTTTAAGTAAATGAGTTGGAACATTAGTATCCAATTAGCAAAATTAATTAAGGCATACAACAGTTTAGCAACAACTGCTTTGACCAACCCAATGGTTGCGAATCTTAACATGAACAACTTTAATATAAATAATGCAAATACCATTAATGCTATAGCAGGATCACCTCTAATATTGAGTGCAGATGCATCTCAAGGCATAACCATTAATACAAAGGTTCAAATACCAAATTATCCTTTAGTAATAACCAATAATACGGCAAATGATTCTTTACAAGTTTATGATGCTACTGGTGATACAACTATATTTCGTGTAGATAATAATGGAAACGTAGGTATTAAGGCTAATCCCAGTGTATCATTAACAGGACACGCTCTTAATGTATTTGGTAATGCTACAGTATCTGGTCATATCAATGTCCCTACTCAACCCTTAGGCACGAATGATACAACTGTTGCAACAACTGCCTTTGTCTTGGCGAATGGAGGTAGTTCATCTCAGATTAGCACATTTGATTTCTTTAGACCGTTATTCCCAACAAACTTTAAAGAATCTGTCATTTTCAATGCTTCTACAACAACCATTACTAATGCATCTATAGACGTGCAATTAGACGGATTACCATCACATCCTCAATATATTTCTTATGGGGCAACGATTCCTAATTTATACGTCGCAGTAGGACAAGGAACAGTAAATACAATAGCAATCTCTGCAGATGGTGAAAACTGGCAAGGATTACGAAATACTGTTTTTTCTGTTGCTGGATATGGAGTGGCTTTTGGTGGAACTCGCTGGCTTGCCTGTGGAGAAGGCACTAACCAAATTGCTTGGAGTGATAATCCACTTAATGGTTGGAATCCAGTAGGAGCAGGTCTTTTTAGTGTGCATGCACGATGCGTTTTTTTTACAGGGACTCGTTGGCTTGTAGGGGGGCAAGGCACTACAAATACAATGGCATATAGCACAGATGCTACTGCAACCTCTTGGGTAGGGTTAGGGAGAACAACTTTTTTCAATGAAGTGTATGCTTTTGCATCAAATGGCGAGATCATAATCGCTGGTGGCGGAGCAACGACAAATAATCTTGCATACAGCCTTGACGGTGGTTTAACTTGGGTTGGATTAGGATTTCTTGTATCAGATGGTCCTTGTAAGTCATTGACGTGGGATGGAGAAATGTTTTATGCACAATTTCAAAAACTTTCTACTGGATCAACTATGGCACGTTCATCTGATGGTATCAGTTGGGCACCACAAACAGGACCGTTTGATATTGAAGGGGATGGAATTGTTTATAATAACCAGATATATATTGCAGTAGGATCACATACATCAAATACACCCGCTATTTCTATATCTACAGATGGTGTAAATTTTAATACAGCAAGCACAACTCTAACGACTGGACGTGCAGTTGTTTGGTCAGGTTCTGTCTGGGTTGTGCTTGGGGATAATACTTCGGTACCTGCAGATACACTTGTTTTTTCAAGAGACGGTCAGACATTTTATTCATCACCTGGCATATTTGATCAGGCAGGATATGGCGTTGCCTTTAATTCAGAAAGACCTAATCGCATTACGTTTCCAGTGAATACAGTCGTTCTTGGTGGTGCATTAACGAACACACTTTCATATTCAACAAATAATGGTGTTTCTTGGGAAAATGTAGGTGCAACAGTTTTTACCACTTTTACGAATGGTATTGCTTATGGAAATGGGAAATTCATCGGTTTTGGTCAAGGTGGGAACACTCTGGCTTACAGTTATAATGGCAAAACTTGGTTTGGAAATGGGTTTGCTACATTCACTCTCAACGGAAGAGGAGGTGTTTATAGTTCTGTTGCTGGTCGTTGGGTTGGTGTAGGCGGGGGCACGAATAGTATTGCAGACTCTGTAGATGGGATTACTTGGACAGGACAGGGACTTGCTTTAATGACGACTGGATTAGCAGTTGCTTATGGCAATGGATACTTTGTTGTAGGAGGACAAGGGGGTTCAAACACAATTGCTTATAGCACAACTGGAACTGCTTTTAGTGCTGGAGGTGCTACTGTTTTTACTGGTTCTTGTAGAGCAGTAGCACACAATGGAACACGTTTTGCTTTAGGAGGAAGTGGTGGTGCTTCTTTAGCAACGTCAGATGATGGTTTTACATTCACTGCTGTTCCTGGTTCTACGACTCTTATCACTACTGTGAATGGAATGGCCTATAATGGGACAATATTTTTAGCCTGCGGGTCTGGTGCCAACGTGTTTGTAAGTAGTCCAGATGGTCTTACATGGACTGGTCTGGGTGGTTCAACTGTATTTTCTACAGCAGGAAATGAAGTAATTTGGATTGGGAACAAGTGGATCGCCTTAGGGGTATCTGGGGCTGGAGGTACAACAGTAGCAATATCAACTGACGCTACTGCAACATCTTGGATTATTCCAGCACAAACTCAGTTTGGTTCTACTGGTCTTAGTGGAGCGTGGAATGGTGTTTCTGGAAATGCAATAATACCTTCTACTTCAATTACACTTAATAGCACAAACCAGAAGAAATTAGATGTTATTACTGCTCCTTATGGAGTAAAAGGGTTTAACAATATTACAATGACAGTAAAAGGATAAATTATTATGTTGTATTATATTAAATGAGTTGGAACTCTTCAATTCAATTTGCTAAACTTTATAAGGCATTTTTAACATTGAGTACAACGGCTCTAACAAATCCAATGGTTGCAAATCTTAACATGGCTACGTATTCAATTAATAATGTAAATACAATTAGTGCAGTTAGCGGTAATACTCTGTCTTTAAGTGCTGATGCATCACAAGGTATTACGGTTAATACAAAATTATTGATTCCTAATCATCCTCTTGTGATCACTAATAATACTGTGAATGATTCTTTACAAGTACATGACACAACTTCTGATGTTTCTATTTTTAGAGTTGATCATAACGGGAACGTTGCAATAAAATCTGATTCTTCTACTACATTAACAAATGCATTTACAGTCAATGGAGAATCATCATGTACAGGAAGCATAACTTGTAGTGGTTTAACCTCTACAACAGGAGCATTTAGTACTTCATTAACTGCTACAACACGTTCTTCAGGAGATAATACGACGAACGTAGCAACAACTGCATTTGTAAATAGTGCGGTTACTGGAAATATAAGTTGTACTGGATTAACGTCTGGAACAGGAGCATTTAGTACTTCATTAACAGCTCCAACACGTTCTTCAGGAGATAATACAACAAATGTAGCCACAACTGCATTTGTAAATAGTGCGGTTACTGGAAATATAAGTTGTACTGGATTAACGTCTGGAACAGGAGCATTTAGTACTTCATTAACAGCTCCAACACGTTCTTCAGGAGATTTTTCAACAAACGTAGCAACAACAGCATACGTTCAGAGTGCAATTTCTGGAACAGGAGGAAGTTTAAGACCTATTGTAATGCCTACAAATGGAACACCTGTTGATATTACAGTAGATCAAATAGCCAACTGTTTCATATTCTGTAATGGTCCAGCACCAGTAACAGCACAGACTATTAATATACCACAAGCATCATCACTTGCTACTTATTTTGGAGCGAATGCTGTTATTACTTTCTTCATAGGTCATCTAAATGTCACACAATTTAATCCTTCCTATCCTAATATTGCTCTACAAGTTGGTTTAATAGGAGCAGGTGAAGGTACAAATGACTATTGGAGTACAAATTATACAACTCAAGCACCTAATTCTGCATTAACAACAAAAGTTTGGACGTCCTTTTTTACTTCATTTGCATTTTTGTTTCCAGGTCTATACAGAGTGCAAATTACAATACAAGGAGGGAAAGCATACCAATATTATGAGTATGCAGGATTTGCATTTCCATAAATAATATCATATAATAGTAAATGTATAAAATCACTTCATATACATACCAAAAAGCCAGAGAACTTGGTGTAGAAGTCCGACCATCAGTAAATCCGAATAAAAAAATAGACGTATTTAAAGACGGTAAGAAAATAGCATCAATAGGTGATCCGAATTATTTAGACTTTCCAACTTATACTAAGGAGAAGGGACAAGCCTATGCAAATGAACGTCGCAGATTGTATCATATTCGCCATGCTAAGGATAAAAACATTGAGGGTCTGCTTAGTAAGGCCTTATTGTGGTAAGATTATTACGGGTAAATATCTAATAAACATCAAAAATATGAAAAATAGATATTTACTGATATATATCTATTAATAATTTTAAAATTATTCACCATATTTTACCTATATTTTACCAGTAAATATCTATTTTTCATATTTTTGATGTTTTTTAGATATTTACGGGTAATAATCTAAATCTTTTTCTGTTTTTTAGCCTCTTTGAATTCAGTATTAATAAACTTTTTCAGTAATTTAGAGGGGCACTTAGCCATATACTTCGTTGCTTCTTTGTATGTCATACCTTTTAATGTTTCAACAAAATCATAGACTTGTGCTAAATCATCCCATCCTTCCTCATTAGCACAATGAGTCAGAAAGTCAGTATCTGTTTCTTTGAACGTTTCTTCAATGTCCTTAACGATCTGGTCTGGGACAATTCCAAATACTGTTCCATAGAACAATGAAATCATTGCTTCGTATGCTTTTTGTTCCTCCATAGTTGCTTTGTTTAACTTTAATCCTACCCATTTTTTTGAATCAATTTTTATTTCAATTTTTTTTCTGAGACCATTTGATTATTCATCTACTCCTTAGTGCGAAAGCATATTTTAAAATAATCAAATGATTTTGCATTTTGTGCAGTACGTAATGATTCAATATAATATTCATAATCGCTTGTCTTGTTTTCGTGGGCTTCTCCTTTTTTAAGTCCGTGATTGTTTCTGTGAAATAGACACATTGTAATCAAATGGGGTGCTACTTTTTTTTTCAACTCCTCATCTATTCCTGTCATACTTATCTTATCAACGTACCCATTCTTCTTCCATCTGAACAACACACGAATATCACATGCATTCAGTTTGTTCTCAATTAGGGGGCAAAAGGGGCAGTCGCATTGACGGCTCATACTTGTAATAGTTGCTTTTGATTACCTTTAATCCTACCCATTTTCATGATCAATTTTTTTGAATCAATTTTATTTATTCTATGAAAAATATAATATCATCCCTAAGTAAATGTCGGTTCAATTAGCCAGCAAATATGATCCTACCCAGCCCTATCATGTATATTATGATCTGGACATCATTAACAATGCTACTACAGGCAATAATGTTCCCGTAAGATTCAGTATTACGGATGTACGTAATAGTCCTTTCCTTAATTGCCCTGACAACTACTTTATGAGTGTGGTTCGTTTCTCATTAATGACCCCTACATTGCCCATTTTTATTCCGCAAGTCAGAATTGGACAATCAAGTCCGAATCAATTAGCATATTCTTTTACATTATCAAATGGGACATATACTTCTGCAGAAGTTTATATCGTGTATGTCCCAGCAGATTTAACACAGCCTACCCCTAATCCTCCATTGACTCTGCAAGATATGACAAGTGATTACTACTTTGTCAATAACTTACAAGACTTTGTTTTTATGATGAATACGGCTATTTCAACCGCATTTACGGATTTGAACGCTCAGATCGTTGCTGGCGGTGGTTCAGTATTAACTACTGTTGTACCCTTCTTTGAATGGAATCCTACTAATCAAGTATTCCTTCTTAATGGAGATACTACAGCATTTAATCCAACTGTAGCATCATATTACAGACTTTTCTGTAATCAAGCCTTATACACATTAATCAATAACTTTCCATTTATCAAAAATACCTCATCATTACCAGCAAAACAACGCTTTCAATTTAATATGGCTGTAAATAATAGTAGTAATATATTTCCTTATGCAACATACAATGCTATTCAGATTTATCAAGACAATTCAACCGTAGGTCTGTTTAATCCTGTACAGAGTATTGTTTTCACAACAAGTCTGTTGCCTATTGCACAGAGTATTATTGGTCTGCCTCGTATTTTTAATAGTGTTTCAAGTGGGTTTGTTTCTGGAAACAATAGTAATATTGCACCGATTATTACAGACTTTCAGATCCCGTATAGTGCTGTAAATCAGTATAAACCAACTCTGGAATACGTGCCTAATGGTGAATATCGCCTTGTAGATTTATACGGAATGAGTCCTCAATCAGCCATGGAAGTATCTGTTCTATGGAAAGATCAATTCGGTGGAACGCATATTTTCTATCTGGGTGATGGATGCTCAGGTAGTTTGAAACTGTTGTTTCGCCGGAAGGACTATGGAAATGTTCCTCGTGTTGATTAAATGTCCCGTTAATTGTATGTATTATTGTTATTATTTTTAAAATAACAATAATAATTAACATTTTTTTTACTGATTCCATACAACGTAGATATAATTGTCATTTGCTGATGCTGTACCACATTTAACTGAAAAACCAGTTCCTGGTGTAAGAGCAGATATATAGGGAGCGGTTGCAGTAGCAGTTGGTGAAATTAAGTTTGTAGCACCAAAGCTTAGTACTATAACAGAAGTTAGTTCTACAGCAGGAACAGCAATTGGAACAGCAGTAGTTCCATTCAATGTAAGTGTGCCTTGAGCAACAATATAACGCAGTTGTGAATTATTTTCACAAAGAGCCATTTACTATAATAAAAGAAAACTTTTTACTGATTCCATACAATGTAGTTAAGAACATCATTTGCTGATGCTGTACCTGATTTAACTGAGAAACCAGTACCCACCGTAAGAGCAGATACATAAGGTGCAGTTGCACCAGCAGTTGATCCAACAGTATTTAAACTTAGTGCTATAATAGAAGTTATTTATATAGCAGGAAGGGCTACTGCGACAGCAGTAGTTCCATTCAATGTAAGCGTTCCTTGAGCCAAAATATGACGCAGTTGTAAATTATTTTCACACAAAGCCATTTACTATACTAAAAGAAAATATTTTACATCATGCGTTCCATTAATTTATTTTTCTTACCACCGCTCTGGCCACCACCACTCTGACCGTAGCCCAATGCACTGATCACTTTTGACGCAGTCTGTCCCAACGGTCCTTGTTTTTCTAAGAACTGTTTTCCTAAAGGAGCGAGAACGGGCAGAACTCGTCCAATAATTGATTTCAAAGTGTCAAACCAGCCACCGCCAACAAGACGACGAACATCGCTCTGGAAGTAGGGAGCTTGTTGAGAAACTTCCAAAACATCGCTCTTAGTAAGGAGGCCAGTAAAAGTTGAACTTGCGCCTCTTTCACAAATAAAGCACCCGCTGTTCATGGTAATAATAACAAGCTCTTGCGTAGCAACCGCTGACGCAGACTGGTTAATGCAGTTGAGATTTACCTGCAACTGAAAAGCACCTAAAGATCCCATCTTTACCCTCCAATTTTCAAAGGAGGACGGACTATACCTTAAGCAGTGTATGCTACACCACCGACTACCGTTTGCTTTTAAGCATTGCTAATGCTAAAGCCTCAGTCTCTGAGGGAGTATCCACACTTTTCAGTGATCGGACACTTTACCCACGGATTACCCAATCCTCTCTATTATTACTATACCGTTGGCTATTAACCACGCCACAATACCATTACTGGTATTGCTTAGTAAGAGAGGCTATAAGGGACTTCCCGTTAATGAGTAGTCTCGCCATAGAATGCTATGACTAACAAACCATTACTGGCTGTTCTTGCGCCCAGATATGGTTAGGCGCATAATAATCTTCCTGAAGAGGAATGTCTTTACCAAATTCCAATACAAGCATCGCACCAACGGTGGGTACTTTCTTACCAGCACCCGTAGTAGCGTTTGCGAGGTTTGCATTGCCAGAGAATTCATACCATGACTGGTTAGAGCCGTTCTCAATTGAATAGCGGTAGAGATCATATTGACTGGCTGATGACAGAATACCGCTGACGTTATTGAAGTTAATTGACAGAGGATTTGTGCCGTTAAGAGCCAAAAATGAATCTGAGTCGGCAGAAGTTTGAGAACTCATTGATTTACGGACAAACATGATGAGCTTGTCTGGAATTTGGTTGAGCTGAAGGGAAGAGGACTTAAAGGAGAAGGAGGCTTGAGATGCGAGAGATGCACCAAATGCCGTTATATAGCGGGGAAATTCTGTATAGCCAACAATATTTCTGCTTGGCAAGAGGTCTGAAGGATGAGCAGTAAGGAAGTTAAAGAGCAACTGAGAATTAGTAAATGACTGAATAGCAACAGTTTTAGCAAAAGTAGAAGCAGTACGCCATACACGGGAAGCATCACCCATAGAGAAAGTAAAGGTCATGTTCTGAATACCGTAGAATGCTTGATTGTTGCTCTGAGGATGGCAACTGATCCAGGGCGAAATGAGAAGCGGTTCTGCGACAGTGAATTTAACATAAATAGTTTGAGCAGCACCTGTTGAAACAGGCATTGTGCTGTTAGATGCATTTGTATCAGTGCCATAGCCATCCAAGACCCAAGCACCACGGGGGGTCAAATCATTATCAGCCGTGTTCTGGTAAGCACCTAATGAGTTGTTAATAGCACCTACACCATCTGCATAAGCATTGTATGAATCAAACGCAGTGGGAGCATAGCCATTGTATCGTGCTAATTCACGTCTGTCGTGGAAACGGATAAGAGCAGGCAACACGTCCCTTACGTTAAGGGAGACGGAATTGTTGTTGATGACACAATTCATTACATTGACCAACTGGTGAAGAGGAAAAGGAGCGAGTGCGTCGGTAATACCATAGTTCATCAAGAATTGCCCAGCGGGAGCAGTACCATCAATTTTGAGAATGACAGTAGAAGTCCATAGCACACGCCTATCAACGAGTGTTTGTTCTGATGGGCACTGGACGTTATAAACATGAGAAGAATTGCTCTGACTTACGGCTTGAAACGAAGCAGGGTTCATTGACTGGCCACCTTTCATCACTGCGTAGGTGAGTTGATCGGTGCAATTAAGACGATCATCCTTAACAAGGACCTTTTTGATATCAGCAGACATTATACTATGATAAAACAAAATAAAAAATTATCTTATTAACTATCTTTTAGATCTTCATAAACAGACTTTGCAAATGGATTAATCAGACCGTACAACTTAGTACGTTCTTTATTCGCATCTGTTATTCTGAGTTCCTTTAAGTTCATTTCAATTTTTCTCTGCGTATCTTTGTCATTGTAATGAGTCTGTACTTCTTTAATTGCATCCAGATTTGCTATTGTCTGGTAAGCCATTCCTAATGGACTATTAAAAATACTCGTTAAATCTATTAATTTCTGTTTATCACCTTCTATTTTATAGATTGCAAATTGTCGTTTTAGTACTTTGAACCACATACCCTCTTTCTTTAGTTCTTTAATGTCATCATGCAATGATTTAATATAATCTGCATTAGTCATGGGTTCTTTAGTAAATGAATAGATACAACTAACAGACGTAAAAATCCCACTGATCCTATCAACAACATCAAACTTGATTAATTCAGGAGGATACATTTTATAAAAAACATCCTTTGATATAGGGTCTTTATAAAATCTCTTTTTGGTTTTACCTTTTTGTATTTTAATTTCAATCAGATATACGTCTGGCTTTTCTATCAATTTCTGCCGTATATTGCAGAATATTTCATAGGCTTTTTCTACTGGATAATGGGGGACATTACTAAAAAAATCATAATCGCTAAAGAACCGTTGTGATTGTAATGATGCAGATCCTTTTAATTGCAACGGAGTATTTGGTATATGGAATATTTTCATAAGTTCTTTGATTTCATCAACAAATTGTGATACAGGCCGTAATTGCAGAATATCCATTTATTATTGGTCCTCATTTAATTGCTGTTGTACGTAGTAAATATCATTACGTCTATCATCAAATCCAGATACAGGCTCGTGTTTATAATCTGTATTATGTCGCTTAACAGTATCTGGATTACCTTGACCAACCAAATTACGTGCTTTAAGTTTCTTAAGCATTGTTTCTACTATTTTAAGTTTTTTTGTCGTCTTTAATGGTTGATAATTAAGTACATTATAAGCAATTTCACGGAGTTGTTGCTCTGACATTTGCATAAGAGATTCTGGACTATAATCTGTTTCTTTGCTTTCTCCTTCTGGAACAAGAGAACGGACTTGTTTCTTTTTAATACCAATATCACGCTGTTCTAACTCTCTTGCAATTCCAGATTCTTGAGCCTCTTTAAGATCTACTTCAAAATTTCCTTTAAGTTCATTAATCTGTTCTGTTAGTTGTTCAATTCTGTCTTGTAAATTAGCGATTAATTTTCTGAGTGATTCAATATGTTGCTTTCTCTCATTAATCTCAATTGATAATGGAACTTCTCTTTCAATATCATTGTCTTTAAGATCTTCATCTGCTCTAAAATTACGTTGTGATTGGAGCAATTGTTCTCTCTGTGCTACTAATTGTGCTAAATCACGTCGTTCTACACGTAATTGTGCAGATACTTTCATAAGATTATCTTTTGCTGTATCACGTTGCATGCTTAATGCTTTAACCATACTATCAAGATCTTGTCGTCCTCTTACCATAATATCTTTACCAATATTTCCAAATGCAGATATTGCTTGTTCTTTTTCCTTACCACCAAATTCCTTCAATGTTCCACGGGGAAGATTAAATCCAAATTCTGCTTCTAATTGTTTAATACGTTCTTCATCATTACCAACTTCAACAGGGAGTTTCAATAAACTTCTTTCAGCAACATCACGTCCAGAAATTTCTTTAAGTTCAGCCCGTTGTACTTCAGATAAATCGCTTAGAACTTCCTTAATAGATACATTGATATCTGCTTGTTCTATAATCTTATAATTTGTTCCAGTATATAGTTGTTTATTAACGAGTTCATATACTGCTTGACTACGTACTAATTGAAAGATTTCTTTATCTGTTTTACCAGATTCAAATAAATACTGGATTAATTCCTGCAGACCATAAACCATTGCATCCAGATTTGGTTTTAATTCTTGGAATTTTACCTTAATTGCTTCTTGTGATGCTCTTGACATACCAGGCAGAGTATATACACGTATCAATTGATTATAGGCTGTTATAAAATCACCATTATTAACTACAGTATTATATGATCTTCGTCCTTCTGCATCACCAATGTCTTTTGTTCCTACAATTTTAGAAAGCAGATATTCCAGACCTGTTAGTTTATTTTCTAAAGTTCTATTGAGTGTTTCAATTAGTTTATCAACAGATATTTCTGCTTCAACATCACTCGTCTTTTTAGGTAAAACGTCTTCTTGAAAAACTCTGACTTGTTCCTTTTCACGATCAAATACTTGGCGATTAATATTCATATCTTCATCAAGTATTTCCCTAATTTGACGGTTTCTTAGTGATTGCATTTCTAATACTTGATAAAATAATTGTTCATCAGATTAATAATCTTATTAGATAGAAATGGAATCTCCCGACGTTAAAATCAAATCTCCCCGTAAAGTCAAAGTCAAAGAAGTCAAAGCAGAAGTCAAAGCAGAAGTCAAAGCAGAAGTCAAAGAAGTCAAAGAAGTCAAAGAAAAGAAGAAACAGGTAAAGAAAGAAGAAGTAAAACCTAAATGGGAGGATCTCTATTTTCTCCTTAGCCAGACAGGTACATCATTTTTACGTTCCTTAGTTAAGCGTGATGATATTCCTGATGATGCTAAACATCTTCTACATGGGGTTATTGGTCTTGCTGACTTATGTGATTGTTGCATCGTAGATCAACAACAACTAACCATTGAGAAAATGATGTTCTG